ATGTCACGAAAACCAACAGGATCAAAGCCGTATTGTATGGATCTTTGTTCTGTAAGATTTTGCTCTGGTCTTGGATCACGCAAAGCTTGGGGATCTGGCCTTGCTCTTAAAGGTTCTAATTGTGGATGCTTTGGCTCATATTCATCGTATCCTACTAAAAGACCATTCCATTCTTTACGCATGTCTCTAAGTCGATACCGAAAGCCTGACCGATCTGAAATGCCATATGCCTTTTTACCTGTGGCATATTTAGACATAACGATAATTCCTTAAATCGGGCGCAACTCTAAAGGAAGCGCGATCACGATCCTCATCCATTGCGCGATTAAACTCCTCTTCATAAATAGATTTAAGAAGTTGAGTTCGGTCAGGAGCACGTTTCATGCTTATGTAGTAAGCCAATCCAGCAGCTAAACAGGGATAAAATCTAAACGGTATTTCTAATGTATCTATAAAAGTATCCGCATCATTTAACCTTGTTAAAGCATCAAAAATCAAAATATCTGTACTATTTTCAGGCAAAGGCCAGATTTTTAAATTAGGCGTTATTTGCCTATCTAAGAAAAATTGCGTTGGACGCCCAGTCGTTGTCTTTGTAGGAATGTTTAAATACGTGTCACGACTTATCCTATCCAACGCAAAATCGGTGCCATCTCTTCTTATAACCAAGCTTAGAATGTCAATGATGTCTGTCCCAAGAGAATATTCTCCATCACTCGCAGTCAAAGCTTGTGTTTTTTGCTCTATAGTCCATTGATTTAAACCTCTGTTTGCCCAATCAGCAAACATAAGATTAAGAGATCGTTTGGCTGTTTTAAGATCATAACCTGTACGGACTTCTAAACCACAACGTTCAAAAGCCTCTTCAATGTAATCAGCTACATCAAGCTCAAAGTCAGTTGATCCTGATAATGCCATTATTCTTCCTCACTATACAGATTATCGAATATTCGATTTACATCTAATGTATAGTCTAAATCACTTTTTGAATAGTGTATATGTTGAGATGGTTTAAAATCAGGCGCACCTTCACCCACCTCAAACCAAGCTGGATGCGTTACACGCACACGATTGTTGGGTAACGCAACAACGTTACCTGTCCAGTTACCAGCATCAAGCAGTTGTAAAACATGACTTTGTTTATGCTGTGCAGGATCATCAGCTATCTCTGACTCTGCGTAGTCTACAGTAAATAAATACTTTGCAGGAAAGAAATTGCCATCAATTTTTGCCATCCAAGGGCAAGGTGTGGCTCTATCCATAACATAAACTGCGTGATGATATGATGAACAATCCCAAGGCTGTGCATCATAAGTATTCATTGGTTCAGGCCACTCCTCTAATGGTATATCTGCAACTAGGGCAGTAATAGGCATACGCGCCCACATTGCTCCACCGTGAACAGTGTCCTCTTCCTCTCCTTCCGCCTCGCTACCAGTAAATATAACTTGGAAGCTAAGGCACCTATTTGGCATACTTGTTACACCGATAACCATCGCGTGTAAAAATTCGCCGTGATACTGTTCATGATTATGAGTGTATTCACGGCGAACCCAGGCCTTAAAATAAGGAATGTTACTATGTAAATATGGCATTACTTTTTCTTTTTAGGGGTATCCTTAGTTACTTTATAACCCATCTTTTTAGCAGCCGCACGAAGTTGTGCAACCGTCATTTTACCGCCTGCTGCGCCACCTTTTTGCATCATACGTGGCTTTTTCATACCACCAGCAGCGCCACCCTTCATCATACGTCTAGGCTTTTTCATACCTCCTGCGGCACCACCTTTCATCATCATGCGAGGCTTTTTACCGCCTGCGGCACCGCCTTTTTTCATCATTCTTAACTTTCCACCGTTACGGCTTCCTTTTCTTTTCATAGCCATGACAAACTCCTTATGATTGGCTAACCGCACCCTTTGTGCGCTTTCTTCGATTAGACATTATTTTACCACAACCTCTAGCAACAGCAGTTCCGGGTATGTTTTTTCCTCTAAACTTACGTTTAGATTTTGTTTCAACAACACCACCGTCATTAAGATTACGAACTTTTGATTTCTTAGTATTAGCAACCACAGTTTTGCCTTTCGCTCCAGCAGATTTTTTCTTACGTGCTGTTTTTGCACGTTCTTCTTTGGAAAGACTTTGAGCTTTCTTTCGTGGCAAACATCTGTCTGGGTTTTTTTTATCTTTAGATGTGCCGCATTTACCTTTTATCTCGCCATCAGTGCCAATGCGAACCCAATCTTGTTTTAACCACTTTTTAAGCTCACCCATTTATTTTCTCTTCTTTCTTTTAGGAGAACCAATGACTTTTTTAAGACTTTTAGCTTGTCCAGCATGTAAACGAGAAGCTTTATTAAGTCCCTTAATAACTTTTTTTACAGCAGATTTTTTTCTTTTATTTATCATTATTTACCCTTTCTTTTGCCACCTTTAGCTTTTTTGGCATAGTTAGGATCTTTGCAATACTTAGAAGCAGCTAAGTTTGCATAGGCTGATGGATATGTATCAAAAGTACGTTTTGCCCACGCTTTACCCTCTGGACAAATTTTACTACCTTTTGATTTTCTAGATGCCTTACCGCCTTTTTTGTAATAAGTAAGGCCTCTTGGCATACCGCTAAGTTTTTGCATTTTTTCTAGCCTTTCTTAAACTATCTTTGCCTTTACGAAAAATATTTACAACCTCATTTTTGCCCATAACCTTAGCTCTTTGCTCACCGACAGTCAGTATTTGTATTTTTCTAGCAAAAGGTTTTTTAACATTTTTTACTTTTTTTACAGTGTCTCGCGCATCTGTCGGTGTTGCAAACTTTATAGAAACGGTATCTTTTGGATTTTCATCTGTATAAAGTCTTCTGCCACTACCTTTTGGTTTTTTACCTGTGCCTTTCTTTGGATCAGTTTTCTTCTTTCTTCGTGGAGGTTTGGATACTTGCTTCGACATCTGACTGCGGGATATTGCCATATGTTTTCTCCATCTCCGATTTAATAAAATCTATTTGAACAGCCATTACCTCTGTTCTTTTATCTACAGCAATAAGAGTTTCAGTAGTCCATTTTGCCCAGCCATAGGAAACAGCACCGATTGCACCAATCGTTGTTGTAACTATAATAGCTGTAAAATTTTTACTTAACATTTCCACCTCTTACGCGCTTGTCGTAAACGTGAATTAGGGTTTTTAGCTGCTTTAGGAAACTTTTTCATCTGTCCAGCAGAACGGGCGCAAAAAGATTTACGCCTTTTAGCGTCTTTGCTACCGGGCTTTACTTTTCCCGTCACAGCCGTTTTTAACTTAGATCCGGGGTTTTTTCGCCTATACGCGGCTACGCCAGCTTTGGTCATTCCCGCCCCTTTTTTTGTGGGGCGAAAATTCTTTTTATTGCGCTTTGGCATTTTATCAGAGCGTTTAGCCATACTCTTTTCGCATGTACAGAATGATTGTATATGTATCTGCGCTCGTATGACCTACTGTGGTAAACGCTACATCTCCTGTTTTTCCAGAGCCTGCGTTGTTTGTCAGGCCACCAAAGGATCTGTAGTCATGATTACCACTTTGGTTTTCACCAAGCTCAATAGCCATGACATCAGTGCTTGCATCGAACAATATTTGTACTTTCATACCAATACACTGCCACCATATTTCTTCTATTGTGACACCAGTACAAGCTTGACCACGAGCATTAGTGCTAAGTGCGCTAACATCCACCTTAACAACAGCAGATTCACCTGTGCCATCAGAAATATTAGTAAACTTCTGAACGACTATTTTTTCTCCATCTTGAAGAGTTTGGGTTGCTACAGCATCAGCCATATCATTTACTCCTTATAAAAATTAAGAAGCATCAGATGAGCTTGAAATACCAAAAAACTTCATGACTACAGTTGTATCAGCGCCGGGATCACCAGAAAGAACAATCTCTACCTCATCTGCTGTAGCTGTAGCAGCAGTTGTTGTGCCACCAGACATGCCTAAAACGCCGTTGCATGGAAAGAAACCCTTGAAGCCAGTGCTATTAACAGCCGCAGATATGCCATCTACAAAGCCATCAGTATCTGCATCTGTTCCAATGTCATTAAGAGTTACGCTGTTTGATGCTGCACCAGTTACGGCAATCATCACACCCATTGGAATAAAATTAGATGGAATACCGATTGCAGATTCCTTACCAGTGGTAGCACCATCCGC